TGCGTTAAGAACGCGCGCGCGTTTGCGTCACCTACCCACATGGACAGCCATGTCGACGCGGTGAACTATGAACTGTTCGCGGCGACGTTTGCTGAAGATTACGCGCAAGCGCGGGGCCTTCAGGACGTGTCGTATAGAGCTAAGAAAGATCTAAAGCCGGCACGTGCGGCGAAGCTGGCCGTAGTCGACGATAAGTCTAGCAACAGCGCTGTCGCGGGGGAGAGCGCGTAACTCTTTGGCCGCTTTGGTTTGGAGTTCGGCCGAATAGTCGACCAGCGGGGGACACCTGCTGGTCGACTGACAACCGCTAAAACTTGCCAGCATCAAGATCAGCGGCAGTCTCATCTTTGGTTTTAGGTTCTGCAACCTGTCCCCTTCAATCCTGCGGCTTGGTGCCGCCGGTGACGTTCCAGTCTTTAGCGGCGACAAGACCCAGCGCGACAAGCGCGTTCTGAAGATCCGCCCAGTTCACGTCTTTGGTCTGCCAAGCGTGGAACAGCACGGACAGCAGCGTCAAAATGCCGGGGATCGTGGTCATCCAATTAACTAACATTTTAGCCTCCATTAATTACATGGCCGCGACGTGCTATCGCGGGCGATACATTCGGCATACTTAAGATCAGCGCAACCTGTTAGCGCGAGCATAAGTCCCGCACAACAGAGTAAACGTCGTTTATGCGGTTCGACCAACCACGCCCAAACGTGCCCCATGTCGGCAATCCTTTTAGAAAACCGAGTCTTTTATCGGTGAGTTTATTGCCAAGATAGGCTTTGGCGGCGGCTATCGTCTTCGGGCCAATCACGCCGTCCTGCGTGACGCCGACCATTGACTGAAGATACTTAGACGCGCGGCTGACGCCGCTATTGACGGCAAAGTCAAACACGGCAAAGTCTAAGCCATCCGGCAGATCGTCGCCTCTGATCTTGTCCCAATACTCTTGACGATAAATCGCCGCGACTTCCGAATCAGCAATCTGAAACACGTCTTTTTGACTAAGCCCGTGTTTGGCCCGCCACGCATTGTAGGTGTTTTGCGTAACCCCGTAGGCAGTCCGGCCGCCAGGATCACGCGGATCGTCGACCTTGCCGCCTTCGTAGCGTAGCGTCGCTTTTAGGCAGGCGTCGTAATTCTCTTTCATCGGTCAGCCTTTTGGCTAATCATGTCGCGTATGCGATCAAGGCGCTCGAACACTTGATTCAGTGTAGAATTAAATTCTTCACGGGTGATATAACGCCCGGCGACCAGCACTTCGATAGCGCCGACCTTTTCCGCCAGCTCTTTATCGGCTTCTTGAAGATCCTTCACAGCCGCCCAAACGGTGTTGAGCGTCCAACCGCCCAGCACGCCGATAACGCCAATGGCCACGTCAAAAAGAACTTGGTATTCAACCATAATCATCTCACCATCGCGTTACGGTTTTCACGTTCACCTAAAGCATTCTGGATCGTTACAATACCAGTAATTTCTGGCGAGACTTTACGGACATCCTTAGAAACCGCCGCGCCACGTTTACGAATAGCTTCGCCGGTTTTTTTAGCCTTCTCGGCATATGCGACCGCATCTTCGATAACTTGCGCCGTTTGTTCGCGATCAAGCATTTCGGTAGCGATCTGAATAGCAACTTTTTTACTGATCCGGCGCTCCAGCGCCGTCATTATTTTATTGGCGAAATTAACCGACCTATCCATAAGATTAACGTGTGGGGCCTGAACAGTCTTTGTGGCGGACGGCCCAGCTTTAGCCGCAAAACGCGCTAAACGATCTGTTTCGGCTTCGCGCGCAAGATCGGCGCGGATATTGTCTATTTTCTTTTCCTGCGCGGGCGTTAATACATCGGATAGCTTTTCGTAGCGCGGCGCGCCTTCCAGCGACCGCTTGATTGTCTGTGGGGCCTGCTCAACCGCCGTCGCAAAGACCCCCGCGCGTTGCGGAGCTTCTTCGGCTAAAGGAGACAGCAGTTTAGATTCAAGGAATTGTCCAATTTCCATTTCATTGATCGGACCACTGCGTTTGGCAAATGACGAACGCGCGGCTTCATATAGAGGCGACTTTTGCTTAATAAAGCCAAGTAGCTCGCCGCGCGTTTTAGTCATAGCGGCGGCTTCAGACGCCCCGATGCCAAACCGTTCGGGATTACGGATAAGATCGTCCATAGCCAGTTTGAGATTATGCAAGCTGCTAATTGGATATTTAGCCTGCGTAGCGGGAATCGTTGTTTTTAGCGGGTTACCAAACTCATCTAAGATAGGCGACGGCACGATCTGTTCGGCCGTAGTCTTACCAATCTGGAATGTCTGGCCCCGCTCAGCGGCCAGTTCAGCCGCGCGCGACATGGCCTTGTCCATAGACGGCCGCGACAACAGTTCCGTAAATTCCGGGGTCTCAGTAACAGGTAGCTGCTTTTCCGCCTTACGATATAAACCGCCCGATATTTTTTTGCGGAGTTCTTTAGCCGCTTCAAGCTGCGCTTCTGTGCCGCCAATTGTGCGCATTTCGGCTAGTCTAGCCGCCGCCTGCTGCTTAGCGCGCTCTGCGTATTGCGTGGGTAAAACTTCGGCAGCTTTCTCACCTAATTGCGCAAAACGTGTCAGCCCAAGAGAAGCCGCAGCCTGCGCAGCGGTCGGCTCTGACCCAGGCACAAGCTGCGCCTGCGGGCTACGAAGCGCCTGCACGACCTCTGGCCCTCGTCCTTCAACGGCCTCAAGATAGGTTGCATATCGCGGGGCCATCGCATTGCGCGCAAATTCATAGCCTCCCGCCGCCATCGAAAACGGTGCTTGAACAGCGCCGGCCAAGGCATTAGCCGGCGACGTTGCTTCAGAAAGCGCTCGCAAACCGGGGCGTTTGAACGCGGCCCCAGCGCCTCCGGCAACGGTTGAAATATCAGCCAACACGCCGATTGGATCGGTGCGCAGAGTCTCAAGCGCCGCCTGCGGAGATCCATACCGCTCTGCTGCGTAACCGCCAATAGCTTTGGCGGTCTGAACAGGACTAAGCGCCGCAGAACCTAACGCTTTAGCCGTTTCAACAGGGCTTGTTGCGGCTTCATAAACGCCTTGCGTAAATTTGAGAGAGCTTTCCGGCACGTTGCCGATCATGGACTCGACATAGCCAAGCGCCTCTTGCGGAAGGCTTGTGACTTCACGCTGACCCGGCATCCCCTCGCCGTTATTCAAGCCAAAATGCGCCGCTATTTCCGCGTCGGTATATCCGGCTTTTCGCGCATCTTCAGCGGCCGGTTGCGAAAACAGAAAGCGCCGGATCTCATCGTCCGAATATCCGGCTTTTCTAGCGGTTTCAATTTTGGCTTTGATTTCGGCCATTATTTGAAGATCTCATTGAGCGAAGGACGATTACCCGGCGCGCCCGCAGCAGGCTGACCAGTATTAGCATACTTCATTAGGATCTGTTTGGCGCTATTCCATGACGCCAGACGTTGATTAGCCGGGATAGACGGATCGTCAAGATTACCAATAGCGCCTTCGATGAATGCGCGGTCCTCATTCGATATACCCGCACCTAATTTACCGTTCAATTTCTTGAGTATAATGTCTTTGACGATTGGCTTGATCTGACCAATAGCTTCCATACCAGGAGTCGCGCCACCAAAGAACCCGCGAATGCCTGCCGCCCCGGCCTGAAGACCGCCGCTTGTAGATTTTTTAATTAGCGCCGTGATTTTATCTTCGCCGGTTTCGGCGTTAAAGCCAACAGCGTCCAGCGCCTCAGTAGCAAAGCGTTTATTATTGTACGCCGCGCTGCCGACCGGCGCTTCGGCCGTGGGGCGGATTTCGGACGGAATCAACGCGCCCTGCGCTGCGGGAGCCATTTCACCTCCGACATTAGCCCGCGCACCAATTTTACCTTCCGGCGGTCGCATGATTGGCTGCGACGGTGTAACCAGTTCAGCTTCACCAGTGCGCGGATTTGTGCGCGTAACAAGCCCAGTATCCGGCGGTCCAGCCATAAAACCATAATCAGTTGGCGTTGCTCCTTCGGTGCCTTTTACTGGAATAGCGCCTGCTTGTGGCGACCGCTTAGGTATGGCGACAACACGCGTTGCGCCAGAGGCATCTTTAACCTCACGGTATTCATATTCAGACGCCGATTTAAGTTTTTCGCGCGTGTTAGCCGCATTGTCCACAAATCCGGCAAGTGCATCTGGATTATATTCTGGGCTAAGCATATTTTCAAATTCAGGATGTTCTTTAATCGCCATCTTACGAAAATCAGCGTAGCCCGCGCCATTATTGTTAAAGACTTTAGCGCCAAAATTCTCTAGTTTCTCAAGAGTTTTAGCGTCGCGGTCCAGCGCTTCTTTATTGATTTCAAACTCCAGCTTACGCCCAGCAAGCTCTTCTTTCCGGGCTTCTGCACCAAGTTTCTGTTTTTCAAGACCCATTTTAGGTAGATCAAGTTCTTCAAACTTACGCTGACGAAGCGCCTGTTCAGCACGAATATTTTCTGCACTAGCTGCGGCCTGTTCGGCCAAACGACGTTCACGTTCAGCCTCTAACTGACTTTTAGGCAGGTCAATTTCACCATATCTGCGTTCGCGCAAAGCTTGTTCGGCGCGAATATTAGCCGTGCTGGCAGCAGCCTGTTCGGCCATGCGCTGTTCACGTTGCGCGGCCAACTGCGACGCATAGATTTGCCGTGCAAACTCAGGGTCTTGCGCCCAAAGACGATTAACGATCTGTGGGTCGTTTATGTTTAACCCACCAGCCATACCACGAATAGATTGTTCAGCTTGCATTTTACGGGCGTATTCAGCCATCTGCATTTCGGCAAGCGCGTTCTGACGCTGGCGGTAGTCCATCGACTGAAGCTGCGCCATCATGTTCACGGGGTCGTAACCGCCGCCGCCGCCAATCTGCGGAACTTGCGAGGCTATGTCATAACGAACGGGCATCAGACAGTCCTATAGGTCGAAGGGAACGGCCCAGAAGAAAAATAATCCATTACGCCAGCGCGCGGAGCGCCTGCACCCGGCGTAAACCGATTCATCATGCTATACGCCATATAATTTGACGGCATAGTCTGAAGCGCTTGACCGAGAGCGGTCGCGCCGCCCATGTATCCAGACGCGCGGGCTTGCGCAGCATTTTCAAGCCCCGAACCGATTGCCTGTCCTGCGCCGATCATTGTATTGGCGATATTCGTGCCGGTGCCTGTCGCAAGATTACCGACACCCTGCGCTGCGCCGAAACCCGTATTGACGCCGCCCTGGAGCATATTGATCTGATTGGCGCGGTTCTGCATGAATCGGTTATATGCGTTTCCATACTCTTCGCTGGCAAGCCCTTGCCCGAACCGCTGCGCCGCTTTAAGCGCTGCCCCAGACTGAAGCCCCGCTTGCGCCGCCGCCGAACGATTAACAGCCTGCATTCCTTGCTGTTCGCGGAACGCATAGCTAGGATCCATCTGCAATTCTTCGATGGTTGGCTGACGCATAAGCGCACCCGATTCCGCGCCGGGACGCAGCCCCATCAAAGTGGCTAGACGGTTCGTCGACTCAAGCCCAAACTGTGAATAAGGGTCATAGCCAGCTTTAGCCGTATTGAAAAACTGTTGCTGCTGCTCGCGAGCTGCCTGCGCCTGTTGCGCCTGAATAAGCGCCGACATCATCGCGCCTTGGCTCTGCGCCTGCGCGGCCTGTCCAGAAGCTCTAGCGCCTAACAGTCCCCCAACCGCGCTTGCGGCCGAGCTGCCCAGAAGGGCCATTGTAAACGGATCCATCACGCGCCTCCTGCGGCGTTATATCACGAAATAAGTCTAGGCTGAAGAGGCGATCTAGAGACAGAAACCACTTCATTTCTAAAGGATTCGGTCGCTGCTGCCCCCTGCCGGACTTCTTTAGCGACTTCAATTTGAAGCATGGGAAGTGACGCCACAGCGCACATCCACTCGTCGACTTCCTTGCCGGTATTGGGGTTGACCCCCCTCAAAAGAGTAAACCACGCGCATTTAAGCTGCACGCAGTCCTTCTTGATAAGCGGGCAAAAAGATCCGTTTTTAAGTTCCATTAGTCCTTCACCGCGATAATAACATCGACATATTTGACCGACATATTAACATCGCCAGTAAATGCGTGCGTATGCGTCTGGCTGTTGCCGACTGAGCTTGTAGTAGCTCCACTGGTCACGTTTCCGTAGGTAGTGCCGGATCCAATCGCGACACCACCGCCAACCGATGTATAGCTAACCGTATGCGCGTGCGCCGGAATCTCGTCTGTAGTTAGGGCATGGCCCGCCACAGTCCCGTTGACCGCCACGACGTTAAACGCCGTTGTAAAGTCAATAGAGCCCCCGCTCCCGCCGCCAGCGCCCGATACAACGCGTAACGCCTTGTTATTGTGTGTGGTTGATTTTGTCCAGCCAGTCGGAGCCGCCGTTTGAGCGAATATCATCGTAGTGCCGGTCGGAAGATACGCCCAAGCGCCCGTAATAGTTCCAATCACCTCTAATTCCGTGATCGGGCTGGCGGTTCCGACGCCTACATAGCCATTGCTGGTAACAACAAAAGGCGTCGGATCTGGGTCACTGTCCTGAATGCGCAATGCCAAACCTGGGCCAGTCTGAATAATTTTAAGCGCGGGCGTAGAAGTGGCGGCAGTGATCGTTGCCGAGCCTGTGAACGCCGGGGAAACCGACGAAAGCGAAGCTGAAACATTATCAACAGTCCAGATCTCGACATTCGTGTCGGTCGTCAATTTTATCTTATAGATCGCCGCGCCGAACCAAATATTCGCCTCACCCCGAGAGTCAAGAATAACGGGGTTAGTATTTGGGACTGTACCGCTGGAATCCGTGTATGATGTCAGCGGCGTCGTCGTACCGGCCGCGTAGGTATAAACCTTACCGCCGACCAGAAAATTGCCTTCTGAGTCAAAAAATTGAACTTTAGGGGCCGGCCCGAGATTAGCCATTTATACACCTATCAGGCTGTTAACCGTAAGACTTATGGACGGTATTGCAGGAACCGGCGACGTTGCGACACCAGCGGTTAATTGAACATTATTAAACCCGCGCGTAGACCACATTATTTCAAAGTAGTCGCCAGCGGCAAAATTGTAAACGAAATTCTTGGTGACAAGCACCAAAGCGTCAGGATCTTTAATGTGCGTGGTAGACGCCGTGTAAGGTATGTCAACGCCATTTACGCGAAGCCAAATATTGAATATTGCAAGATCGCTTGATGTTGGCTCAACCTGTACGCAGACCTGTATGTTACAAGTGTTATTGCGCTGCACATAAATTCTGGATATTAACGCGCCAATGTAAACGCCATTGGCCAGCGCAGTCTGCCCGAACAGCATGGGGACGGCAGTATCCACGCCGGGCGATGTTTGCGTCCCGGTAGCGTAAAAGACGCCTTGCGTCATGCCGCTATAAAGAAGTGTCCAGACGTTATAGAAAAATCTATACCAAGCGCGAGAGGTTATACGTCCGTCTTCTTCCGTTATCGGAACGCGCGGGGCGGGAATCTGCGATATATCAAGCATTGGTCGGGCTCAGTATAAGTTCCGCGCCCATAATGGCTATTTTAACCGGATCGGTGCCTGACACTTCATATACCCGGTCGCGGATCTTCAGCGTCATGCCGAGACGCCGCCAGATCGTGCGATAGCCAAACTGGCCGATACGGCCCATAGACTTCCAATGTTCGCTTGACCAAGTATGGCCGCCATCGTCTGACCAGCGAAGCATGGCTTTAGGATCAGCGCCTTCAACATATGCTATGTCTACAATTATGACTGTTCCGGCTTCAGTTATTAGAACGTCCGAGTTTTCGGTCGTTAATTTAACAGACTGAACATCATAATAGTCTAAGCCGTTAAGCCCGACGCCGGTTTCGCAATCGAGTTGCAAACTGTGCTGCGTCGTGCGCCGCAGATTATTTTCGCCGGTAGGAAGCGCCCGCCAAGACCGTAACCACTTTTGAATATCGCCAGCGTCGTCATACACGCGCTGATCGTATGCGTATATCCCGCCGTTGATGTAATCGCCGATGACGACTTCATTGGCAAAGAACATCTGGCAGTTGCCACGATGGCGCGTAAAACTGTCGTTCAGCCAACCGGCGCGTTCATGCCAAACACCAGTCGCCACGTCGTAAACCCACGTCGTATTGGCGGTCGGAAAGTTCAGGACATAAAAAGCATGGCCGTCTTGCTGATATGTGTAGGCGACGGCATCAGAGATATTGGAGTATTGCTGGATCTGCCACTCTATAGCGTGCGTCGAGATGCGCTCGCCGGTATAGCCTTTAGACCTATAAACAATACCCTTACCGCGAGCATCCGCGCCCAGCCAGAAAAGCGCATTGTCGAGTTTGGCGACAGAATACGCGGCAGCGCAACCGATTTCGTTAAACGCGCCTTGAATGCGCGCGAGCGGAAAATCCGGCAGGCCGGCGTTATACCAAACTTCGACCGAGTTGGTGCCAAATAGCCAAACTTCGCGATGATCGACGATGAGTGTCACAAGATCGTCGGGCGAACCTTCAGCGCTGGCAAAATCTAATGGGTCAACAGACGAACCGTCATAAAGCTGCGTGACCCAAAAAACTTGGCTGTTAGGCTGGTTAAAAACAAAATAACCGTCGATAAATCCGACGCCAACCGCACCATGAAAATCTGGGTCTGTGATCGGGGCGAAAACATTAGTGCTGGCGTTATAAATATATCCATTCGCGCCTGCCGCAATGAATAGCTGAGTGCCATTATCCGACATATTCACCATGTCGGTTCCGGCGACGCGGCCGATATAAGTCGCCACAAAACTTGTGTCTAGCTTAAACAGTGAATCGCCGGATACAACATAACCGTAATTCTTAAACGTCCAAAGTCCTCTGATTGGGCCAGATCCAACATTAGCAAGTAATCGAAGCCCTGGGCACCGAAGAAGATACGCAGGTTCTTTGCCGCCTTCAGGAATAACCTCTGGGTAAAGGTTAACCATGCGGTTATCCGCAGCATTGATGCTGCGGGTAACATAAGACGAGCCAAGAATCGGGCTTTTCATTAGTAGTTGCCCGCGTAAATGTTATAGCGCTGACGAGTGCCGACGATGCTGTAAGGCAGCGCCATGATGTCATCTGGGTTATTGATGCGCTTCAGATTGCGCTTGCTATACATCGCAATACGCTGCACCTGCGCGGACGGCTCGACGCCAAACTCCGGGGCCATTTCACAAGCCAGATTGTAGCGGAACGCCCGCAGATAGCCCGGCGGGAACGTCAATGGCGTAAACAATGTAGCCGGCTGCGTCAGCTCCTCGACAGAGATAAAATGCCATTCAAGCTCGCGCAGCGGCTTGGGGTAGACAAACATATCAATGTCGGGAAACGTATTGTTGACGAATATGACCTGCGGATAGGTCGACGTGACAGTTTTGACGGCAATGCCATCATACTGCTGCTGATTGATAAATTTTATGCCGTAAGACACGTTGGTCTGCGGATCACGGAAATAAGTCGCGTCATCTAGCAGAACAGGTCTATTACCGACAAAATCACCCGTAGGGCCAAGCGTCCGGTTAAGCTCGCCGGGAGGCCAAAGGAAGATTTGATCCTGCGTTGAAAAGACCGCCAGACGCTCCGTGTTCCACGAGTCGATCATCTGGTTCAGAGCTGTCAGCGCGTCCTGAGATGTCTCCGACGAGGGCGTTTCGCCTTCTGCGAGGACGCCCAGAAGTCTCAGCGCCCCGTTGATCTGGTCGCCCGCTGTCGTTGTCATTAGGATCGAACCTTTCCCAGCCGTTCTCTTCGTCGGCTTCGGCTTCCATTTCTAGCGTAGCGATCTTAACGCCATGCTGCGCATGACGCAAATAAATGAGGGCCATTTTACACCTATGGTAAGGGCCAGGCGGCCCATAGGCCGCCTGTGAGATTATATTAGGACGCCAGAAGCGGGACAGAATACCAAGTCGTCGAGTCATATGCTACCAGAAGGGAGGACGTATAAGCCGCGAGGACATAGTTAGAGTCAGCCGCGATGGCGTTGACAGCGTCGCCCGACGCCGGCCAAACCTTCAAAACAGCGTTGGCGTTGTTCTTGAGGATGACCGTGCGGCCCGCAACAGCCGCCGGAAGCAGAACGCCCTTGGTGCCGTCAGCCGCCGAGACAAGCGTGAAGCCGTCAGAAACAGCCGCAGCCGTCGCCTGATTGGTGCCCGCCGCCGCGACGGTAGCGGATTTCAGGTAAAGACCGCCCGTCGTCGTAATATCCGACGCCGAGACGGAGGTAGCGCCAGAGATGGTGCCTCCACTGATCGTCGCGCCCGTGATGGTCGTACCAGCAACGAGTTCGGGATCAGAGAAGGCAACGCCAACAGCTTTAGTATTAGGCATTGCCTTCTCCTAGTGTTAAGCGATGCGATAGATCGAATACGCCGCCGTGCCCGTCTTGCGGAAACGGAAGATAGCCGAGGACGGCGTGGTCGCGCCGTCGATGACGACCGCACTGCCGACGATGCTATTGCCGGTGCCAGCACCAAACGTCACGTCGTTAGCAACATTGTCGCCAATGTTGATAAACACAACGTCAAACGCCGTATTGACTGCAACGCTAGGGAAAGCCGCGTCGATGAGAGCGCCCGTCGGGAACGTGTAGGTGCCAGCGTCCGTGCCGCCAGAATCCATCGTAACGATGCCAGCCGCCAAATTGGCCGCCGTAACCGTAACAGTCGCGCCGGTCAGAGCTGCCGGAGCGCCCTGCGGGAGAACCAGCGGTTCGACGCGATTGCCCGCCGAATACTGATAGCCGCCCGTGCCCTGCGGAATGGCGGTATAAGGGCCAAACGTCTCAAGCGGATACGCCGCATTCGAAGTAGTAGTCATGGATTAAACTCCTTGAATTGAGAGAAAGAAGGGGCCGAAGCCCCCTCTATTAGCCCCAAAGACGGACGGCCATCTGCGGACGAATGACGCTGTATCCATACAGAACGTCAATACGGCAGGGCAGTCGGTCGTTGTTGATGTCATACTGACGGACAACGCGGAGCGAAATGCCGTTGTGAACCTGGCGCGAAGCCATGTCGACGCCCTGCGGCAGCAGGAGATCGGCCGTGGCGAACGCGATAGCGTCCTTGTGATAGATAAGGTTCTGGACATACTGCGTGGACGCAGCGCCAAGGAACGTGACACCGCTACCGGAAACCGGCAGCGCGTCAACCGTGGCCAGAGCCTGCGCAGCCGAATACATGGCCGCAACAGTGACCGTCGCCGTGGTGGACGCCGTAACGTCAGCCAGAGCAACGAACTGGAACAGCGAGCCAGTCGACTCACGGGTCTGCGGATTGACGGCGTAGACGCCAGCGATGGTGAACACGTCGCCAGCCTTAATGACCGTCGAGCCAAGGCCCGTCAGGACGATGCTGGTCGAACCTTCGGTCGTGACCGAGGTGCTGACCGTCACGGTGCCCGTGCGCGAACCCGTCGTGAACTGCTTGATCGACTGCGACATATTCAGCTCGTCATAGCCGAGGATGCCTTCGCCGAACAGGCCGTTCTTGAACTGCTTCGAGATAGCCGAAACCGGGTTGAACAGACCCTTCATGCCTTCGATTAGGGCGGCGTTAGCAGCCGGATTGACCGTCGCATAACGCGGCGACATGACGGCGGCGTTCTCGTTCAGCTTCTGCTGCGCTTGCAACAGAACGAGCGACGTGGCCGGAGTCGTGCCGGGCGTGCCGACCGAGTTGCCGATCCATTTGAAGGAGTTGGCAACGTCAGCGTCAATGCTGGCGGCGAGCTGCGAAATACGCGGCTTCAGCACGCGTTCCGCGAAGTCGTCCAACTGCATCGTCAGTTCGGCGGTCGTGAAGTTGACGCCGATGTGCTTCTGCGACGAAACGGTCAGGGTCGTGTACTGCTCGTTGTCGTCCTGCACCTGAAGGGCAGCGCCGTCCGTGACCAGAGCGCGGTCGGGCAGACGAATGCGCAAGGTCGAGCCGATCTTAGCGCCTTCGACGGCGTAAGAATCGTCATACTGACGATTGACGGTGCGGGTCATAACCAGATTATTCTCAAGGATCTCAAGAGCCTTGCGAGTAATCATATCAATAGTAAGAAGTGAGTTAGACATTCTTTATCTCCGATTCTGCGCTTCCCACTTCTTGATCTGCCGCTGCCGTTCCGCCTCTATCCAATCCGACGTTGACATCGACTTTAGTGACCGGGGGTCAGTCGTATCAAAACGCGGGCCTGAGTTTGACCGGGTAGCTGTGACAGGAGCAAGAGGTGCGGGCGCGGTTGAGGTTTTCTTAACCGGCGGATTATCGACCAATTTGGCCTCAATCTTTCCGATCTCTTTTGCCTGCAAGACTGGCGACAGACGGGAAATGCGCCCGGCTTCTTTCGGATTGGAGCCAAGGTAATAAATTACCTCTGGGCCAATGTCCGAAGCCTGAATCGCTTGAGCCATAACGTCCGTGACGGGGAGATTTGGGTTATACGCGACTTGTTCAAAGTCCTCGTAACGATCCCGCGCCTCTTCTTCACGGTCTTTATAGCCGTCTAAGATCGCCTGCTGCTGCTGTGCGGCCTCTCGCTGTGCCAGAAGCTCTTGGGCGCGCTGGTTAGCCAATGCTTCCGCATAGTGCTGAGCGTTCTCAAAATCATCGGGCGCCGGTGGAGGTGCGACGGGCTGTCTAGCCTGTTGCTCCGCAAGCCGCTGGGCCTGCTCTCTTTCCCATTTGCGCTGTTCTCTCGCAAGGCGCTTGCTTACAATCGCGTCCAACTCTTCCTGAGAGAACGATTTTGTAGGCTGCTGTTCCTCCGGCGTCGCTTCCACAGACTCCGGTGCTGCCGTAGCTTCCGGTTCCGGCGCGGGGCTGATCTCCGCTACAGCCTGTTCATCTTCGCTCAAGGCGATACTCCTATATCCTAGCTATCCGGCTAGTCGGTTGTAGACAGTATGCAACATATTGCGTTGCATAGTCAAATCAAACTTTGGCCGTCCAAAGAAGCACAACGTTGCCGGTTCCAAGAACCGGCGCGACGGTGAATTTGACCGTTATGGTCGTCGAAGACGTTGCCGAAACGCGGAAAAGCGCGGCGGCATCAGCAGACTCAGGCGTAACGCTTATCTTTGTTGGGGTTGTATATAGCCCGTGGTTAATCACAAAGTCTGTCTGCGCGCCCGTTCCATTAAACGTAGCGGTTCCACCATTCTGAGATAACAGGTTAGTCCGACCCTGATTATCGTAAATCAGCATATCGGATGTCGTTCCGGTCGTCAGGTCAAAATAAAAATCATACGTCGCGTCAGCATTGCCGGGATAAATATATGGCGTAGCTTGAATGGCCGTATTGTTTTTGAATATCACGCCATAGATACCCGCGCCCGCGTCAGAAATGGTCTGATAGTAGCCGTATTTCTGATAGACTGGCGGTTGCGGAGTCGGCGGGGAGAACAGTGGCGTTTCAGCGTCAATAAGTTCATTATTAGTAATGATATACTGCCCTGTGTCTAAGGCCGTAGATGTGACCAAACTAACGCCGGCTTCAAGATGAATGCCGGAATATTGAGCGGAAACCGTAGGATAATTAATTCCGCGTCCATTATGGTTAATACGATTTCCCGTAACCATAAGACCGGGAGAATTGAACGCATATATACCATTTTTGCCGTTGGTATATATCATATTGTTTTCTATGGTAATGCCCCATGAATCAGCCAGATAAACGCCGTCGTTTGGCGGCGTAGTAATCCCGTTCAAATTGATTTGACAGTTTGTGATCTGAAACTGATTAAGCGCGTAAGCATAGACGCCTTGTCCGGCATTTGCTTCAATAATGCAGTTATCAATTCGAGACTGCGTGTCTTGCCCCGATCCAGCGACGCCATTCCAGAACATAGCGATGCCAGCTAGGCCATTTGAAAGAAAATACGAATCGGCGATGACGATATATTGGAACGGAGAGAATAGTTTGAGGCCACCGTAAGTCTGTTCTCTGAACATACATTCTGAGATAAGGCCGAAAATACAGAATGCGTCGGGCGTATTGCTTCCGGTGATTGTTAGCCCATATCCTGCGCCATAAATAAAGGTGCAGTTATTGATGTAGAAATGATCGCAGGTATCAATATAAACCGTATCAGCGTGCGTAGACGGGTTATTAGCTTTGTTGCCATCAAAGCCCAGATTGCGGATGCTAAAATTTGTTTTAGCCGCAAAAGCAAGAAGGCGAATATCCGTGCTAGCGCGGGTTTTCAGAATGGATGTATCTTGCCCGTCGCCGTAAATGTCCATATTAGACGCGCCAAGCAGACCCGTTCCGCAGATATAAGTGCCCGCCGGAACATAAACCGCGCCAGCAATAGCCGCAGCTGCGTTAATACAACTCTGAATAGCAGTGTAATCGTTCGTCAGACCATCGCCTTTTGCGCCAAACCAACGGACTGAGTACGCGCCGCTTGTGACGCGAAGCCACGCGGATGATCCATCGCCTCCAGTCGGAACAATAATCGTGCCGCCATTATCGACAAAATGCCCCGGCAAAAAACCCGTGGACGAGTAAAATTCACCGCCGCCGCCGTCATTCGCCGTATTGTATCCCGTCACATAAATAGACGAATAATTGGCCGGATCTAATCCGCGCAAAGTCGAAATTGTATTGGTCTTGGCTGCGACACTGTTGACGGCCGCCTGAACCGTAGTGCCGCTCTGAACCAGCGGGAATACTTCCGTCCCCGTTAAAGGAAGCGACGCCTGCGGTAATTGGGAAATCTTTACTTCGGCCATCTTATCGCCCTTACGGATGCGTTGCTACATATGCGTCAAATTCAGCTTTCAACTCTTGAATGCCTTTTGTCAAAACAGCAATCAGCTTCATGTAATCGAGTGAAAGACTACCCGAACCATTATCGGAAACCGCTTCAGGAACTATAGCTTGCATTTCTTGCGCAATAAAACCTAGCGACCGCATGTCTCCGTATTTATCGGAGTCTTTCCACATAAATGAGACGGGGTGCATAGCCTTGATAGCGGTTAACCCATAGCTAATAGTTTGAACATTTTCTTTCAGTGTGGCGTCGGATGGAGTGCGGATAAGCGCGCCATTATTATCAATAGACGCTCCCGTCGTGCCGCCGCCAGCATACGCGTTAATTACAAACCCATTAGTGGCATTTATGCGTGCTTTTTCAGCGCCGCCTGCCGCTAAATAAATATTTACCGCGCCATTAAGCCACAAACTACCCGATCCGGCCGCTTCAGGACCCATATTGGCGTATGTCGTAACACCATCTGAACTTTTCCAAACAATGTTGGAGAAGTCCGACGCCCCAGGACGTAGATCAAGCGCGGGGGCGATAGACGTAATTCTTTGCGCGGCGGTAAACGTGTTGGCCGTTCCTAGCCAGTTAAACCACGTTGTCACACCTGATCCGTTAGTTTGAAGAAGATAGCCGCTCGTACCGTTAGATCCCGGCAAAGTGAACGTCGTCGTCCCCGCAACGGCGGGAGCGCTTACCGCGACTGCTCCGCTGGTCGCGCCAGAAAGGCTAACCGAACCGCTGAGCGTAGGGGAAGCCGAAAACACCATGTTGCCGGTGCCCGTCGCGCCAGTAGAAGTCACGCCCTCAATGGTTGGATGGCCGGTGATCGTCGGGGCTGCCGACATATATGTTTTTAGCTCCGCCGCCGTCGTTTTTACCGGGCCGACGCCGGTTGTCTGCACATTAGGGACAACGTCGGTAGCAGATACCGCTGCTCCTGCCGCAAGATTAGAAATACTGGTGTTAGCCATTTTACGCCTCTTGCAGCAAGTAGCTGGTCGTGTCTTCCATCATAAGGAAATAAGCTAAATTCTCCAATAAAATCCCGTTAGATATTACAGGACTGGGAGAACTAGCCGAATTTTCATATACTGTTACGCCATCACCCGCGTCATAGGAATTAGGACGCGGCTGTATGCGAATGTCTACAATACCGATGGTTTGAACCCGGATCATGCGTAATAACTTACATTGATCTTGGCGCTGGCGGTCTGCTCAATGAACTTAATGCGGTTAAAATCGCCGTCATAGTTCAAATACGCTCCAGCCGCCACGGGCATACCAACTGAAGCCGTAGGACTAACGCCGTCGTCGCGCCAGCGAATAGCCTGAGTTTCCGGGGTAATCAACGCCATCGTTGCGCCCTGAGGAGGAGTCAGACCCTTTGCGGAGCTAAGCGAAGTAATCTGCTCGTATCCAAGGCAGACAGTCGTAGATTTTAGGCCCATGATTTCCTCTTAGGCTAAGAATTTCAATTTATACAGCGTAGACAGGTATAAGTCTACAATGCCGTCGATTATGTTCTGAATGGCAGTATCATCCTTGTCGCAGACTTTATATCGTAGATTCTCAACGTCTTTTAGAGAATCTTCAAGAAATTCAACGACATTATTCGTCTTTTTGGCAGAATGCAGCGTGATCGGGCCGATCAAACCATGCCGCCCCTGATAGGCTTCCGCCAGAGTGTCCGCTAGGTCAACCACGGCCGGGTAAAACTTACCCAGCGCCTTGTGTTTGGCGAAGGATCGCGTGTTTAGATGCACGGAATGCGTCACATCGCGCGCTAAGAACAAATGGCCGATCAGATCCGCGCAGCTCATTGACCCATCTCCCGCATTGGCGCACTACCTGGCACTAAATCGCCTGTATCAAGCGCCGCCGCTATCGTACCCTGCACAATATCCTGAATTTGCTCTGGCGACAAACCAGCCTGCATGGCCGAAAGCCGTTTTGTTTCGGCTTCGTAAGCCTTAATCTGGCTGTTTTGCTCGTCAATCGACAGTTTCTGCATCTCATATGACTGCATAAGCTGCTGAATTTGAGCCGTCGTCTGCTCCATAGCTTGCGCCATTTGCTCCATTTGCTGACGCATGACCTGCGCTTCCGGCGATTCATCCGTATCCGCCAGCACCTTCGGGTCGAGCATCTTTTCGAAGCGCTTGGCCATCGTCTCCGCGCCCGGCCAGTCCATGTTCTTGACGAACAGATCGCCCGCCACGCCCCACAGCGCAGGGTTGGTCTGGAGGATCTGGCCCATCGTGTCCATCGCTTCCTGTTTCCTCGTCATGTAGCTAGGACCCGAGGAAACATGCACGTCGTAGGTGCCGACGTTCGGGTTGTAGATCTTCATGATCTCAATGCCCTGCTCGTCGACGATTTTACGCACCGCTTCCGGTTGCGCCGGATTGATGCGAGCCATGCCCACCTCACCCTCGACGTTAATGATACGGGCAACGCGTTGCGTGTCGTAGATTTTGGGAATGAGATCCACCAACTGCCGAGCAACATATTTTACCGCCCGCGCGAGGTTGTCGACATAATGATAAGTACTCGTGTCGCCTTGCCGCTCCCGAGCGAGGATCGCACGGCCCGTCCGTTCGTTGGAAGTCGCCCCAATGCTACTATCGTACTGGCCAGTGGTCGATTTGATGTCTTCGCCTGCGCCCATCTTGGCTTGAATAAGGCCCGTTTGAGCCATCGGAGGCTGGGCGCGTTCAGGTAATGGTAGCGGGTTGCCGGCTCCATCAGTAACATCAGGATTGACCTCCAGATACGGCCAATTGTTTGTATTGGCCGTTTTCCAGTTGGTTTCGTAACCTTCGAACTGGCCGCCATAGCCAATGAAAGGCGCTTTGGGGGCCAGCGCAAGCATTTCCGCTTCCTGGCTGACCCAGTAGTTATACATGCGCTGCGCGTCTTTAGCGTTGCGCACAAGTCCACTTATGTAGATCTGACCGTCAACCTCGAACTCGTTGCCGACAACGCGGATGACGGGGATATATTTACCCGCCCACTCGCGTTCCTCCAGTACCTCGTAACCGTTGGTCTTGATCCACATGACCTTGCGGCGGTCGCTCTCGCGGCTGCGCAGTGGTTTGCCATAGGCGCTCTTGAGCCGGCGATCCTCCGGCGTGCCATCGAACGCCGTGATGTTGTCAGGGTAAAGATTGAGTGTGGCCTTGCGCGTATCGACGTAAAAATACTCCGCGATGCGCACCGTTTCTTGGCTGACCCACATGGCGAGCGTCTGGTCGCCCACACCCTGCGACATCATGCCGGTCACAGGCGTTGCGTCGGGGTACATACGTTCGTATTCAGCCTTCGGCACGTCTTCCGTAATGAAGCAATAGTTCGCGTCCTGACCGCACGGGTCTTGGATCATCGGATCCATATAAACGCTGAAGCTGCTACGGACGCGCGCGATGCGAATGTCCTGCTCGAAAGAGTCTTCTTTCGTGTATTCCGTCAGGATGCGGATATAGCCTTCGCCGTATGTGACCTGGTTATCGCAGGCTGTGTCATAGGCCACGTCAGCGTCGGACATATACTCGATATGCCGCACGATGCCGTCGAAGATCTCCGCGACCTCCGGGTCAGCGTTGTCGTCGGCGGGGATGACGCGCGCAGTCGGACGGTTCTGGCGTTGCTCGTTCGTCACGAGACGCACATGCTGCGGTAGCTTGTTGATCGTCAGGCACGGGCGTGCGTTGATCGTCTGGCCCTGCACCGCGCCTCTGGTCGCCAGCACATCCGCCGGCCATTGCCACGCGTTATCCGGCGAGCCCGCCATGAAGCGCAGATCGTCTAACTCGTCTTCGCGCGAGTCAGAATAGGCCGCCATCGCCACCGTAAAGCGGTGACGCATAGTAGCAAGGCGATCTTGATCGCTGCTTTCGGAGACTTTGCCAGCGGCGATTACGTCATCACTTGCCACAAGACTTGCCCTTGCTCATGGACGGCTTCTTAGCCGCGGCGCGCTTGGTTGAATAGGCGATAGCCACGGCCTGTTTCGGCGGCTTGCCGGCCTTGATCTCCGCGGCGACGTTCTTACGGAACGCGTTCTTTGACGTTGACTTAACGAGCGGCATTATTTTTTCCTCGTTTTAGCTGACTGCTTGAACGCCTTGGCGGTCGGCGCGCCCTCTGCGCCCGGCTTGCGCATCTTCTCGCCCGACCCGGCTTTGATGCGCGC